AATAATAAGAAAAATATATTCTTTAGATGAATCAATAACATATATATCTCCTACTAATATGTTATATATTTTTGGGGAAGATATTATATTTGGTCTGGATCTTAATGTTCTGGAATTTATAGGGATACCCGCTACTAAAATAATTAGTAGGATTAAAACATTATCTGATAGTACTTTAATTGGAAATGAAATATTTAATAAATGTAAGGTTTTAATAAAAAAATTAAATAATAGAGATAAATTGGTGCCTTATATTGTTAAAAATGGAGAATACGATTAGGATAGTAACACTGGCATCATTTGTTATAGAAGATAAAGTAGAAAGTTTTAAGAAATATCTAAATAAAAGATTCCAACTGAAAAAGGAAAAAATATTTGTTTATTCATCTGCAGAAGAGAAAGGTAAAAAAATACTAACTTTTAGATTGTATTTAAAAGATGATAAAAGAATTAATACCCGATCATTTTTTCCAATCACTATTATAGTACATAAAAAAGGAGATTGTTTTTATACTATAAACGCATTAAATAAATTAATTGAACAACGGGTGGACGGTGAAATTGGTAATATTAATTATAAAGATTATAAAATAGACTGGGATGAATATCAAGGTAAAATGTTAATAGTAAAAGATAATGAATTAATAATAATGAATATTAAACGTAATTTTTCCTAAGAAGATGATATTTATAAATAAACCTATTAATATGGATAATAAAGAAAAAGATATCAAAAATACTGAAAAGAAAAGTTTGGGTATAGTATTAGATGAATTTCTGGAAGAGGAAGAAAAAGAATGTGTGGGTGATGAATGTTTAATAAATGATGGTAAAGAAATTATTGAACGAGTTAATAAAGTTTATAAAACTAGTGATGGAAGACAATTATTAATATAATGAACAAAAAAGATCTATTAAAAGAAGAATTAAAAAGACACATGCAGCTTTTGGAATATACATTTTATATGCCTGAAGATGATGAAACTGAGGAAGAGAACCTTTTACTTGGAGCAGAAGAATTATATGAACAAGATCCAGCAGGTGGTGCCGAAGTAGAAGATCCCTTTGCTGCGGAGGATGAAGCTGATGTGGAAGTTGATGTTGATGCACCCGCAGGGGAAGAAGCTGATGTGGAAGTTGATGTTGATGCACCCCCAGGGGAAGAAGCTGATGTTGATATTGATCCTTTTGGGGGTGAAGAAGCACTTGAAGTAGAAGATGAATTTGGTGGAGAAGCAGTTGCTGGGGAAGAAACAGTAGAGGTAGATGTTACTGATATAGTAGATAAAGCGGAAGAAACTCGCACAGAGATAGAAGGTATAACCGCAAAAATGGATGAGTTAATGGGTAATCTTAGTAGTTTATCTGATCAAGTTTCTGGTATGGATCAGGTAATTGGTAAGATAGAAAATTTAGAAAAAGAAATAGAAAGAAGAAATCCTACACCCGTAGAAAAATTAGAAATGAGATCTATGGATTCATTTCCTTATAGTATAAAATTAACTGATTATTGGCAAGATAAAGAAGGATATGATGTTAATGGAGAAGAAGAAGAAGATTATACCCTAACCCAACAAGATGTCGATGATTATAGTTCAACGGAAATTGAAGATTCCTTTAATTATGATGAAAACGACCAAGATTATTAATTTTAAATTTATTATTTGACAAACTTAAATATAATGGTTAGATTTATACCATTATAGGTTTTTATGTATTGACTTTTAGAGTAAAAGGGTGTATTATTATATATAATAAAAATCATTATTAACATTAAAAAAATAAAGAAAAATGAGTAAAAACACATTAGAATCGATTTTATCTCAATATGAGAAAAATACAGAAAGTGGGTCAAAAGGACCAAAAATTTCTAACGAAGAAAGATTAAAAAAATATTTTACTGAAAAATTACAAAAAGGTATTAAAAATGCTACCCGAATATTTAGGATTCTTCCGGGTAAAGATGGAAGTTCTCCTTTTGATGAAGCTTATTTTCATGAGCGTCAAGTTAATGGTAAATATGAAAAAATTTATTGTCCTAAATTAAATGACGGGGAACATTGTCCTTTATGTGAAGCAAGAGAAGCTTTATTAATGGAAGGTAGTAAAAAGGCTAAACAAATGGCCTCTGAATATTCTGCACGTAAATATTATGTTGTTAAAGGTATCGATAGAGAAAATGAAGATCATGGTGTTAAATTCTGGAGATATAAACACAAATATACTGGCGATGGTGTACAAGATAAATTGATGCCAATTTTCAAATTAAAAGGTGATATTACTGATGCTCGTGAAGGTAGAGATATTATTATTACTACTAATCGTAATGATAAAGGGTGGAGTGTTGTTAGTTCTATTATGACCGACGATCTTTCTATATTAACTACTGATAAAGAAAAGGCGAATGTGTGGTTTAATAATGAAGAGACATTTAAAGATGTTTACGCTAAAAAAACATTGGAATATTTAGAAATTGTTGCAAAAAATTTATCCCCAGTTTGGGATTCTGAATTAAGTAAATATGTTGCTGAAGAAGAAAAAGAAGAAAAAGAAACAGCTTCATTAGAAGAAGAAATTAATTTACTTAAAAACGGTGCGGATGGATTGGAAGAGGCAACATCAGAAGATGTATTAGTTACTAATTTAAGTGAGGACACTGAAGATGATGACCTCCCTTTCTAAATGGTAACTAAAAATGGGTAAAAAACCAATAAAAAAGAAATCAATAAATTTTTCTAGTATCAGGAAAAAATATTCTTCTAGTGATAAGTATAAAGAACAAAAATACTTTGATCTAGGAGAAGCTTTCCAAAAAGCAACTGGTATTCCAGGACCCGCTATTGGTCAGATAAATATGTTATTAGGACATTCTGACACAGGAAAAACAACCGCATTACTACAAACTGCGGCTGATGCACAAAAGAAAGGAATTTTACCTGTTTTTATTATTACTGAACAAAAATTCAGCTTTGAGTTTGCCAAACAATTAGGGTTACAAACTGAATATGTTGAAGAAGTTGATGAATCTACAGGAGAAATTGAAGCATTTTGGGATGGATTTTTACTTTACAAATTGGGGTTTGATTATATTGAACAAGCTTTTGAATATGTTAGTGAGATATTAGACGGTCAAAAGAACGGCGATATTCCACATGATATAGTTTTTCTATGGGATTCAGTTGGTACTATTCCTTGTAAGATGAGTTTTGATGGTAAAGGGGGTAATCAACACACTGCAAGGACGATCTCTGAAAAGTGGGGTATGGGTATGGCACAACGAATAACTTCCTCACGCAAAGAAAGTTCCCCTTATACCAACACTATGGTATTTTGCAACCAACCCTGGGTAGAATTACCGGATAACCCATTCAGTCAACCGAGAATACAACCAAAGGGTGGTCAGTCTATTTACTTATCTTGTGCGTTAGTATTTTTATTTGGTAACCAAAAAAGTGCGGGTATTTCTAAATTAAATGCTACCAATCAAGGGAGAAAAGTAAATTTCGCAGTGAGAACAAAAGTTGGTATCCATAAAAATCATATGAATGGTTTAGGATACGCAGATTGTAGAATATTAGCTACTACTCATGGGTTTATTGAAGACGATAAAAAAGAAATCGATAAATATAAATCTGAGTATAAAGAATATTGGTCAGCAATATTTGATAAAGTTGGGGAAGAAGTAGATTTTACCATCGAAGAGGGGGATTCAATTGAATCTCCGGTAGAATATGTAGATATGTAATTTATTTTTTAATTTTTATAATGAAGATGAAAAGTGCAAATACCACCCAAAAGAAAAAAATATACTAATACCTTACTTGTAGATGGTGATTCATTATTAAAAACCGCTTATTATGGAGCTAAAGATCTTTATTATAAAGAAACCCATATAGGTGGTATTTTTCAGTTCTTAACTATGTTAAGGAAATGTTTAAATGAATATCGTTATGATAGGGTTATAGTCTTCTGGGATGGTAGATTTAGTGGTAGATTAAGGTATGATATTTATAACGATTACAAAGCCAATAGAGATAAGAATTATCATACACATCAAGAACCTACAGATCCCGATCTACACATTCAAAAAGAAAGAGTAATTCAATATTGTGAAGAACTATTTATTCGTCAATTTAAAGATAAAATAATTGAGGCGGATGATGGTATTGCTTATTATTGCAATCAAATAAAAGAAGATGAAAAAGCTGTAATCCTAACAAATGATAGAGACATGTGTCAACTAATTAATGACCAAGTTGGGATTTATATTATTAATTTAAAAAAAATAATAACTACTAAGAATTATAGTGATAATTTTAAACATCACCATACTAATCTTAAACTATTAAAAATAATAGGGGGAGATAATAGTGATAATATTAAAGGTATAAAAGGTGTAAGTGAAAAAACACTTATAAAATATTTTCCCGAAATTAGTACACAAACTTTGACATTGGAAGATATTTTTAGTAAAATTGAATTAATACAAAGCGCAAGAAAAACTAGATTGAAAACATTAGATAATATAATTAATAAAGTAACTGTAGGTATACAGGGTAAAAGTATATTTGAGGTTAACGAAAAGATCATTAATCTAAAAAAACCATTATTAACTGAATCTTCTAAAATAGAACTTGATGAGTTATTTGTTACCCCTATTGATCCTGAAGATAGAACAACAAAAAATGTTATTAAAATGATGTTAGAAGATGGTTTAACTATGGCAATTCCTGGGGGTAGGGATGGATATATAAATTATATACGTCCATTTTTAAGAATAATTAAAAAAGAAAAAACTTATTTTACAAATTCAATAAAATAAAATATTATGAAAAAAAATTATGAAAATCTACCATACGAATTTTTATTATTAATTAATAATAAACCAATTGTAGGAAGAAATTTTTCAATTAGAGGATATAATAATGAAAGTTTAAGATCCTTAGAATTAAAGGAAACTATCGATGATGTTTTATATATTATAACAGAACAATTTAAAGAAAAAAGTTATGATTATTTATATAAATATTATAATCCCTATATATCCCAAAATGAACAGGAATTGTTAGAAAGGGTGGCTAATATTGATGTATATGATAATGAAGATATTTTTACTTTTCAAATAAAAGTTAATGGAAAAATAGTTTCGCAAAGTATTTTTAGTGGAAATGATTACCCACCAAAGGTAAGATATGATGTAGATATTAGAAAAATTATTCCCGAAATCATAGCTACAATACAAAAGGGCTTAAGTTTAAAAAAATATACAAAAAAATACTGCGGTTACGCACTTTAATAGATATTTATTAATGTACCAAATAGATAAAAAAATGAGTAGAAATAATAGTGTAAATTTAGGGTATTTAGGTTACAGTTTTCAAATAAGACTAGTCAAACAATTAATTGAAGATTCAAAGTTTTCTGAAGAAATAATGGATATTGTAGATCCAAAATATTTTGATAATGAATATTTGAGATTATTGATTGCTAGTCTAAAAGATTATTATGAAAAATATGAAACCATACCTACTTATGATACTTTATTTCAGATCATTAAAGTAGATATAAAAAGAGAGATAGCTAGAGAATCTGCTTTAGAAATGATCAAAGAAGTAAAAAATTCTGATAATAAGGATTGTTTACATATTCAGGAAGTAGCAATTAAATTTTGCAAACAACAAGAATTAAAAAAAGCTACCCAAAAAATACAAAAAATATTAGATTCTGGAGATTTTGATAGGTATGAAGATTGTGAAGAAATATTAAAAGAAGCCTTATTAGTTGGAACAGAAAAAGATACAGGTATTGATGTTTTTCATGCCATAGATGAGGTTTTAGCTGAAGATTTTAGAAGTCCAATACCTACAGGATTAGTTGGTATAGATAATCTAATGGATGGTGGATTAGCCAAGGGCGAATTAGGGGTAGTATTAGCACCATTTGGGGTGGGTAAAACTACTTTGATGACGCGTATGGCTAATACCGCATATAATTTAGGTTATAGTGTTTTACAGATATTTTTTGAAGATAACCCAAAAGTCATCCAAAGAAAACATATTACTTGTTGGACTGAAGTTCCTTTAAACGATTTAACTGAAAATAGAGAAAAAGTTAAAAAATCACTAGAAAAATTTAAATCTAAAAAAGGTAATCTTATACTTAAAAAGATGGCTAGTGATGGTACAACCATACCCAAAATTAAACAATATATTAGAAAATTAATATCCAACGGTAATAAACCTGATATTATATTTGTAGATTATATGGATTGTGTATGTCCAAGTAAACAATTTAAAGATGAATGGCAGGGGGAAGGTAATGTAATGAGACAATTTGAAACTATGATTTCGGAATTAGATATTGTTGGGTGGACTGCCATACAAGGTAATAGAAGTTCAATAGGTGCTAATGTAGTAGAGGCAGATATGATCGGAGGATCAATTAAAAAGGGACAAATAGGTCATTTTATATTATCAGTCGCAAAAACATTAGAACAAAAAGAAGATGGAAGGGCAACCTTAGCCATTCTTAAATCTAGATTTGGTAAAGACGGTATTGTATTTGAAGATATATTATTTGATAATGGTACATTACAAATTGATACTGCAATTTCTAGCGATGTTTCATTCTTAGATTTTGAAAAAGGAGAGAATAGAAAAAAGTCAGCCCTTGTTATTGATGCAATCAAGAAAAAAAAGGGAATTTTAGGTGAAAATTAAATTGATTTTTTTAATAGTGTGAGTATGGTTGTATCTATAACCTATAGGGAATGAAAGATAATAGCCTCAATACCAATAATAATATAAAAAAACATACCCAAATGAAGCTATCCAATAAGATTTTATCAGATGTTACAGTTTATATGAAATATGCTAGATTTCTACCAGAATTAAATAGAAGAGAGACATGGAAAGAGCTAGTTACCCGCAATAAAAACATGCATATTAAAAGGTACCCATTTTTGAAGGAAGAGATTGAAAAAAAATATAATTTTGTTTATAATAAAAAAGTTCTACCCTCAATGAGAAGTATGCAATTTGGAGGTAAACCAATTGAAATATCACCTAATAGGATATATAATTGTGCATATATGCCCATTGATCATATTGATTCATTTAGTGAATGTATGTTTCTATTATTAGGGGGAACAGGTGTTGGGTATTCAGTTCAAAAACACCATGTAGAAAAATTACCCCCAGTTAACAAACCATATACTAAACGCAAAAGAAGATTTTTAATAGGGGATTCGATAGAAGGGTGGGCTGATTCTATAAAAGTTCTTATGAAGTCATACCTTAATGGAAAAAGTTCTAGAATTGAGTTTGATTTTTCAGATATACGAACTAAGGGAGCCAGACTGGTTACTTCTGGTGGAAAAGCCCCAGGACCTCAGCCACTTAAAGAGTGTATATTGAAGATTACCGGTATTTTAGATAATCATGAAGATGGAGATCAATTAACAACATTAGAAACTCATGATATTATTTGTCATATTGCGGATGCAGTATTAGCAGGAGGAATTAGAAGAGCTGCATTAATATCTTTATTTTCTGCAGATGATGATTCTATGATGGGGTGTAAAACAGGTAAATGGTATGAATTGAATGCTCAACGAGGAAGAGCTAATAATTCAGCTTGTTTAATGAGACATAAGATTACTAAAGAATT